ATGAACAAATTTTGGATTGGCGCAGGGGCTACTGCATTTGTATTGGGAATACTAGCGCGGATAGTCTTGTCCTACGGATTTCAACATCCGCTGCCATTCCCAATTGATCTGGTAGATGCCTTTATAGTCCTAACTGGCGCTCTCGTTGCGGTTCTGACAGTCCATCAGTTCATTCGCTCGAAGTATCCCGACACTAACGAAATGCTCCCTCTGTTTAGTGGTGTAATTTGGACGGTGATTGTGTCCAGCTATGTGATATTGCGTTACGAACCAACATATCAAACGTCTCTTTCGATCCTCGTAACCGGTGTTTTTGTGGGCATGGGGTGGTGGATCCAAGCAATTACGACAGCAGCAAATGCGCGCCGCACGCACACTTTGAACATCATCATGGCGTCTCGAACGAGTACCGAATATCAAGACCAGACGCGCGCAAGCTCAAAGCTGTATCGCTCAGGGGTGGTTTGTTCAGAGCTGGCAGAGTGGAGATTCAGCCCAAACAGGGATGAATTTAAAAATACCATTGTTCCGGACGATATAAATGACGCAATCAACGGCACCGTATACGTTCTTAATTACTTCGAGTTTCTAGCCCAAGGTATAAAATTCAGGGATCTTGACGACTGTTTATTGAGAGAGTGTTTTTCTGGAATTTTGGCAGGCATTGAGCGCCGCGGATTCCACATTATTATTGAAGCTCAAAAATCCGAGCCAAAGTGTTTTGAGGGGGTTATCAGGCTGACCAAGGACTGGAATGGTGAGTCGTATGTAGAAAAATACCGCGCGAACCCTGACAACGCTGCTGTGGGGGTCCGTTACCCGAGTGGTGCAGAGCTAAAAGCAATCCTCAATGCCAAATGCGTTGATCAGTCTGAGGAAACCATCGCTAAAGCGCCAGATGCGGCGAACGATGCCCCGACGGCAGCTGGCACTGGTAGCCTTCAGCGATAGCTTGACTCTAGCCGCACGTCATCTTTTCAAGGCAGCAAACATAGGCCTGGCACGCCTGCAGCGCAATCAATCCCCGGTCGCCTTCGTCGGTGATGACGACCATTCGTTGAGCAACGGCAGAGCTAGTTAGCTCGCAAACCTCTCCGCCGGCACATCCGCTGGGCGCAACATCAAAGTGCCTCCATTCAAACAACTCAATCAGAGCGGTTATTATCTCCGTCCGTTTTGCCTCAGAGCGGCATAAATCAAGGATTAACAAGGACGTTGCATGAGCGGTTACGTACCAAACCCGCCCAAGGGCTACCGCAACCGCGGCCAAGACCCTGTCGATATACATGCCCAGCGTTGGGCGGAATACAAAGATCTCCCACCCGAGAAAGACGCTGAGCCCAGCACTGTAGGCTGTGTGTTCACGAAGAGTTGTGACCTCCCTGATGGCGTGATCGATCACAAAAAACCATCTGGCTTCATTCCTGTCGAGAAAGTCGCCAATTTTGGCGAGTTCGCTATTCTTGGTGGCCGCCAAACTGATGCACAAGGAAACATCCCCCTCAAGAAAGTCAGCGGTGCTCTACCCGCTACCCTGGGAACACTTCTGCTGGGCGGAGCTGCTGCTTCGGCTACGGGTGTGTCTTGCGGTGGATTGTGCAGTGCTGGTGCTGCTATTGCAGCAGGGAGCACCGCAACAGGAGCAGGTGCCGCTGGTGGTACCAGCGTTATCACTGCCGGTGTAGCCGCTGGTGCTTTGGCGGGTGTAGTTGCATTGCTGTGGCCTTCGAGTTTGGGCGATAGCAGCCTCTACACAGAAGAACAACTTCAATCACTAAAGAAAGGCCGTACACGCGTTCGAATACATGTCGAGCAACAGGCGGATGGCACATTGAAGGGCTACGGGTACAACACTCAAAAGCGCACTGACTGGGAGATGATTCCAGTGGTGCAATTCAATGAGCAAGGCTCCCAGCAAGTGGCGGACTTTGGAGACGGGATAACCCTGATCTGGACTCCAGCTGTTGACCCATCTAGCACCTCAGGCATTCCCCCATTAGAGGGTGCTCCACAAGCCCCTCAGATCTGGATTTATCCGCCTACCGAACAGGCAGATAACATCATCGTCAGCCCGATCTACCCGGACGCTTACAAAGACTTCATCCTTGTGTTCCCGGCCGACTCGGGTGTACAGCCGCTGTACATCGTGATGAGTGTCAGGAATTCACCAGGTGTTGCAACAGGACAAGGTGAAGACGTGACGGGCATTTGGCTCGCCGGATCCAGTACGGGACTTGGAGCACCTGTACCGTCGCAAATAGCCAACCAGCTTCGGGGACAGGAATTCAGTAGCTTTGATGCGTTCAGGAAAGCGTTCTGGATGGCCGTAGCGAATGATCCAGAACTGAGCAAGCAATTCAGCTCTCGCAACCTGGCCGGCATGGCAAAAGGACTAGCTCCTGCTGCTCCTAAAATAGAGCATGCAGGAAAACGAATTGCATTCGAGCTGCATCATGTAGAGTTAATCAAGGATGGTGGCGCCGTTTACGATTCCGAAAACTTGCGAGCTGTTACACCACGGCGACATATCGACATACATAGAGGGATTGAGTGATGGATCTGAAGAGCAATCTTGCCGAGTACACAGAACAGGAATTCAAAGCCCTGATTGAAGCTATCGACGACGCTGACACGGAAGAGGCTCGAGGCGAATTGGTAGAGCATTTCAACAAGCTCGTACCTCACCCAGCAGGTAGCGATTTGTTGTTCTATCCAGAAGATGGAGCGGATGACTCACCAGAGGGCGTAGTGCAGGCAATCAAAGACTATTGCCTTGCCCATCACCTACAAAGCTTCAAAGCATAGAACTCTATTCGGGCCGGCACTTATCTACTTCGGTGCTGACACTTCTTTTGCGTAGGCCTGACACGCCTGCAGCGCGATCAATCCTCGATCGCCGTCGCCGGTGATGGCGACAATTCTTTGAGCATGCGCTGGGTCAAGTTCGGCTCTTGTGCCTGCATGAACCACGCCGCCGGCGCCGGCGGCGGCTGACACCCCGTCAGCGCCACCGGTGCGGCCGACTCCGGCGGCGAGTAGGACTGACAACCGGACATCAGCAGTGGCAAGGCGATCAGACAAGACTTGCTGAGCGTTCTTTGCATCGGATAGATCCTTGTAATGGGTTTCATCGTTGCGCTGTAGGCGCCCTTCCAGCGCCAGGCGCTTGCCCTGCTCGATCACCAGCGCGGCCACCATCGCTTCAGCGGCCACCTTGGCCACGTCGGCGGACTGGCGGGCCTGCTCGGCCAGTGCGTTACCGTAACGCCAGTCCTGAATCGCCCAACTGCCGGCAGCGCCGGCGCCGGCGATCGACAGCAGTACCAGGGCGACCACCCACGGCCGCGCCGGCGCCGGAATCAGATCGAGGATTGACATAGCACCGCCTTGGCCTTGGCCCACAGCTCGCGGCGCTCGACCTGCCCGGCGCTGGCCACGTTGATTTTCCGAGTGATGCCGTCGAACAACCCCGCGTCGGCCAGATCGTTAAGACCTCGATCCCACCAGTACCAGGCCGCCGACAGCGCGGCGTATTCCGGCTGCTCCAGCAGCTCGGGCCGATCGAGCAACGGCAAACCGAGCGCCTTGCCGCACAGGCGGTAGTTATCGCGACCGGTGATCTGGATCAGGCCGCGCCCTCGATAGCGGTAGCCGTCGCCGGACGCCTCGGGGCCGTTGCCCATCCGGCCGGCATAGACCCGGTTGCCCAGCTTTTCCGAGTTGTACAGATAGGCCTTTGCGGCCTCGATCTCGGCCGGATCGATGCGGCCGTTACGGTTGTCATCGAAACCCGACTTGAACAGCCGCGCGACCCGCTCGGCATCCCGGTAGTAAAGGCTTTCCGACAACTTGGTCAGGTGCTGCGACTCGTGCCCGCACTGCGCGATAAACGCGGCCTGGCGCACCGGCGACGTAATGCCGTAGCGCGCCATGGCCGTGCCGAGCGCGGACACAAAAACGCCCGCGACTGGGCGGGCGTTGGGGAGGATTTGCAGCAACTGCTGCTGATTGATGGGCATACCAAACTCCAGACATGAAAAAGCCGCACACGGCGGCTGATGGGGTTCTACTGCGGGTTACGCGAGGCTCACGACCTTGACCTGCTTCTTCTCCTTTTTGGCCTTCTTGCCTTTGGCCTTGGCTTTGCCGTTCTTGCCGCCGTTACATTCAACGGTGGTCGACCAACCGGCTTGGGTGTAGGTCTGCTCCACCGAGTCGGCCAGATACTCGCCATCGAGCCCGACCTTGAAGCCTTGGACGATCACCGAGCGCTCGGCAAAGATGTCGGTGCGGCCCTCCATTTCCAGGCGCACGCCGGCAGTGGAGCGGTTGAACGCTGCCAAACGCGCCTTGACCGCCGCCTCGGCCGCTGTCTTGTTCGGGTGAATATGCCGATCGGTATGCACCGCCGGCAGGCCCGCCGGGGCGTCGTCGTTCTCCAGGGAGACGACGGCGAGCTGGCCGGTCTTCTTGTCCTGATGCTTGGCCCCGACCGCCTTATGGGTGTTGCGATCGCCAAGGTGGAACTGCCAGCGGCTGACGTCGCCGCGCGTGATCACGATCGGCGCAAAGGCCTTGCCGCTCGCGGTCTGGCCACCCTGACGCGGCATGACCAGCAACTTGCCGTCGGCCACCTTGGCCGTGCAGTCGTATTGCTTGGCCAGTCGCGTGATGAAATGGAAATCGGATTCGTTGAGCTGGTCGGCCCGAACCACTTTCGTATTGACCGGGCAGACCGGCGACCAGCCGTTGCGCGCCGCGACATCGGCGACGATCTTGGACAGCGGCACGTTGTCCCAGCTTCCGCTACGCACGGTCTTGCCACTGCCACGCATGTCGCTGGCCTTGCCCTTGATCACGATGGTATCGGGCGGGCCGGACACGGTGACTTCATCCACCACATAGCGCCCCAACCGGGTCAGCTTGGTTTCGGCATAACCCAGATAGACCTCGATCCCGGCACCGCGCTTGGGCAGCACAATGGCGCCGTCGCGGTCATCGAGGCGCAGTTCGAATTCGTCCGATTCCATCCCGGTCTTGTCGGTGACGCTCAACTGCAACAGCCGGTCATTCAGCAGCGCCGTGATGTCGCTGCCGTCGGCCACAATTCGAAATCGCGGGGTCATGGATTGCTTCCAAAAGAAAGCCCGCACAGGGCGGGCCAAGTAGAGGGCGCGTTACGCGTAACGCGATGGGAGGCCGGCGACACTCCGGACGGGGTCAGTCCCACAGCGCGACCTCTTCAGACACGGCGGCCGGCAGATCCGGCAGCACGATCAGCACGCCGGCGCGGTATGGCTGTTCTTCGTCAGCCAGCCCCTGATTGGCATCCAGCACCGCCTCGACCACCCCAGCCAGGTCGCCGTAATAGTTATGACAGATGGTGTCCAGCAGATCCCCGTCAGATGTTCTGCATGTCGTCGCCATAGCGCACAAACTCCAGGTTGAAAGACTGCTTGCGCGGGATCCCGCCCGCCATCAACGCGCCCTGATCTTCATCCAGGCTTTTCAGGCACCACGTCCCCAGCACGTCGCCATAACCGGTGGTCAGGGTCAGCGGCTGAAGCTGGGCACCCAACGCGCGCAGGGTGTCGAGCTGCTTAAGACCACCCTTCAGGCCCGGAAAAATCACCCCTTTTAGGGTGATTTTCTCGTCGCCCATGCCCACCGCCTGCTGCGCCGGCCGCCGCGAAAGGCGCTCTTGCGAGGCCCAGCGGAATTCGGTCGTGCGCCGCAGCTCGTCAAAGGCGGCCGTGTCCAGGTTGAAGAAGTACGGCGCCGCCTTCGGGTCGCGCGGCTGAATGACCAGCAGGTGCGGAAACGGCTTGACCGCCTCCGGCGCCGGCGTCTGATCCGTGGCAAAGGCGCCGGTGGGCAGGATGTTGGCCAACGCCGGACTGGCCTTGCCGGCGATCTTGTTGATCGCCGTGGCGGCCTTCCCGGCCTGCTCCTTCAGCACGCCCAACCGCTCGTCGATCTGCGCCACCGCGCGGGTGGCCGTGCCGTACATGGCCACCACCCGCCCGACTTGCGCCTGGGCGGCATTGACCCCGCGCATGAGCCGCTGCAGCTTGGCCCCGACGGCCGGCCCGACCACGGGCAGGCCCTCCAGCTCGGACGCCGCCCCGGTGATTTCGCCGATCGCGCCATTTACCGGTCCCATCATGCCGTCCAGGCTGCGCCGGCCGGTTTCGCCGGCGGTGGTCAAGTATTTGAGCCCCGACTGCAATTGCCCCAATGCTTCCATGAATCCCCCGGATTAAACGTGCGGCGCATCGAACAGCTTGTTCGCTTCCTGCTGCTTGGCGAGGTCGCGATAGTGCTGATCGAGCATCGGCTTGAGTTTGTTGTAGAGCGCATTGGCATCCTGCACGTCGCCCTGCACGGTCAGGTTGAACGGCGCCTGAATATCCACCTTCGAATCGACTTTCACCGGCGCCGCCTCGGTCGGCTTGGCCAGCGGCCCGGCCTTGGCGTCGGCGCTGGCCGGCGGCAGCATCATCGCCCGGCCAACATCGCCGACTTGAAGCGACTTGTCCGCCGGCGCCGCCCCCGGTCGCGCCATCATCAAGGGCGCCGCCGGCGCGGCGAACGACTTGGCGATATCGCCCATCACCGGTTTGATGTCCTTGCCGGCGTTGGCCATCATCAGCGGCCCGGCATCCGGGACGCGTTTCAGCTCTTCAGACGTACCGAAATACTTCTTGCCCAGGAACCCACCCAGAGCGTCCCCGCCTTGGCTCCCCAAGTAGGCACCAATCAAGCCGCCGACGATCGTGCCGATGACCGGGACCGCCGAACCGATGGCCGCCCCCGCAGCAGCACCGGCCAACGTACCCGCCAATCCACCTGCAGCAGCGCCGTAACCCTCGGCCTTCTCATCCTGCGTTTCGGCGTTCTGGTAGGTGTCATAGGCCTTGAAGCCCGCATCCACCACAGCCACTACCGCCGTCCCCTTGACCATGTCGCCGACGCCCGGCCCCTTGTAATCGGTCTTCAAGCCGCCTCTGTGCCGCCTCCCCCCCTTCCTTTTCTTGCCATCACCGTCGACATCAAGATCCCCGGCATCCAGCCCGCCGCCCAGACCGCCGGCGCCCATATTGGTCACGATCACCTTTTGCGGGATGTTGGGGTTACCCATCATCGAGCCCCGGCCGATGTTCATCAGGCCCCGGGCCATCTTCAGGCCACTCCAGGCCGTGGTCAGGCCCGCCACGGCCGCGCCGGCCAACCCCAGCGCCGTCACCAGCCGTGGTGACTCTTCCGCCAACCGGCCCAGACTGCCGGTCACTCGCGTGAGACCGTCAGCCACCGCGTCCGTGACCGGCCGAATCGCATCCCCCACGGCCCGCATCGAGTCATCCAGGCTATGACCCATCTCGGCCCATTTCTGCGCCGAGGTCTGCCGACGCTCTTCCAGGTTCTTATCCAGAATTCCGGTCGCGCTCGCCGAATCCTTTTTCAGTTGCTCATACAGGTCCTTGTTCTGCATGAACGCGGTCAACGCCGCCTTGACCTGCATGTCGGCGAACAGATCACCGGTGCGCAAAGCCTCTTCCAGAGACTTCATCATGGCCTTGGCCTTCTCGGGGTCGGCCTCTTTACTGATAGCCGCCGTCGCCTTCGCCATCTCGGCCGCCCGTTTCGGATCGGTCGCTTCGATGTACTTCTGAGCCAACGCGAAACTGGATTCCAGCGTTGACTTGCCATGCTGCAGGCCGGTCTGCATCGACCCCTTGTAGTCGATGCCGGCCTTCTCGTAAGCCTTCACCGTCTCGCCCGAGCCGATTTTCTCCATCCAGTTCTTGAGGTTGTTGGCCGCCTCGTCTGAACCGCCGGCGGTCTTCATCTGCACTTGCAGCATGGCGCCCAACTGCGTCACCGAGTCCATGCCGGTGATGCCGAGCTTGCCCATGCCGGCCAGCAGCTCGGGGAACCACTTGGCCATGTCGACCGCTTCGAAGCTGCCCGCCTGCCCTTGGTAGGCGATGGCCTCAAGCGCCTTTTGCATCACCTCGGGGTCGGTGATCTTGGCGTTCTGCCCCAGGGCGTTGATCATCTTGGCCGTTTCGGTGCCTTCCGATCCCTGCCCCACGGCGAACTTGGCCGCCGTCGGCGCGTAGGACAGCGCTTTGTCCAGCTCCATGCCGGCACCCACCAGGGCGTTGACCAGCTCGGCCACGTCGTTGCGCGCCATGCCGGTGTTGCGCGACGTGTCGATCACAGTCTTGGATAGCTGCGCCTCTTCCGGGGTGTTGGCAATGTTGGCCTTGATCGCGATGTCGCGGATGATCGCGCCATAGTCCGCACTGACCTTGGTCGGAATGGCCGCCATCGCCGTCGCGGCGGTAGCCCGGCCGATGCTGCTGCGCAATTCCTGCTTGCCGGCGTCGAGCTGCATGTGGCCCTTGGCCGACAGCTCGGCACCCCGGGCCATCTTGCCCATCTGCGTGTAGGCCTTGCCGAGGTTGCGCACCTCCACGCCGTTTTTCTTCAGGGCGGCCAGATTGGCCTCCAGGCGCGCGCGCAACTTGTCGGCGCCCTTCTCACCATCCCGGTGCGCCTTCAGCCACTCTTCGCGCAGGCGCATGGTGTCGCCAATGGTCTTTTCCAAGACCCGGGCCTTTTTGCCCGTCTCTTCCAGCTTCTTGATCCGGCCGCCGACGTCCTTGAACGCCGCCCCCACCGTCGAGCTGATCGCCGCGCCAATGACCAGGCCCAGCGCGAGTTTATTCGCCATGTGCGTGTCCTACTTTCGCCGATTCAAAGGCGGCTCAATCCGTGAGCCACCACAGCATCCGGTCGAAGGTCATGGCCTCAATCTCGGCGGCAGAGAAACCCGTCTCTTTCGCCAAGCGCTTGGCCGCGACCTTCTGCGTCCCGGGGTTAAAGCTCGTCCTCTTCATCCAGGCGAAAATAGCCCGCCATGAGGCGCTTGTAGTTGCGCATCGAGAGCGTCATCAGCTCAGGCTCAGTGACCTGCGCCAGACTGCACAGCAGGTGCAGTTCGTACTTCTCGCTGTCGCCACCGGCCACCGCCGTCGCGGCGCGCTCATCACGCACGGTCGGCGCGCGCAGGGTCAGCTTGTCCACCGCCACACCGCCGATCGACACCGAGCCTTTCAGGGTCACGACGACGTGCGTATCGCTCACGGACAGCCACGACGGAACCGGTTTTTCTGCATTTACTTGGGTCATTTTCTTAAGTCCTTAAAGGCCGAGAGCGGTGCGTTCTTCGGCGAGCTGGTCGACGCCATCGACCACCTGAATCATGTTGAGGGGGTCGATTTCGTACATGACACGACCGTCGATTTCGAGCTTGTAGTAAGTGACCTTTACCGCGTGCTTGATTTCGGCCACGGTGGCCGCCTTCCAGTCGCCCGGATCGATTTCTTTCACCCCGCCGCGCAGGGTGGCAATCACCGGGACCTTCCGGCCTTTCAGATCCGAATACACACCACGGAACACCAGATTGGCCGCCGTCTGGTCAGCCAAGCCGAACAGCTTCAACGACTCGCGGCGCACGCCGTTGGTGGTAAACGACGATTCAAGCTTTTCCAGCCCCACGGCAAACTCAATCGGCGCCGCCATGCCGCCGCCCTGATAGTCCTCGACCTTCTGCGTCAACTTGGGCAGGGTCAGGGTCGGCACGTCGCCGGCAAAGCTCACGCCGTCCGAAAACAGCGCCATGTTTCGCAATACTTGAGGGATCATCGGTGCGCCTCCTTAGGCGATTTCAAGGACTTCAGTCGCCCATTGGTCGGTGACTTCAAAGAGGAAATTCGGGTTTTCGGCCGGCGGCACGTCGGTAAAGCGAATGCGCCAAAACACCTTGCCCTGCATGATCTGGCTGGCCGTGGTCAGCTCGTCGTCGGGATAGACTTCGAAATTGATGATCGCGCCGGCGTTCTTCTGATCGCGCATGAACGCGTTCAGGCCTTCGGTCACGTCCTTGACGTAGGTCTTGGTGATCGAGCGGTCGACCGCCCACTTGTGCCCGGCCTGCACCGCATCCATGAGGATGTCGCAGGTGCGCACGCGGGTGACGAACGCCCATTTCGGGTCGCTCGACAGCGTGCGGTTACCCCACAGGCGATAACCGCCATCGCGAATGATGGTGGCGATATTGGCGTTGTTGAGCAGGTTGGCTCGGCAGGTTTCGTCGCCGTCCAGGTATTCGATCGGGCGCGAGGTGCCGGTGATACCAACAAACTCCTTGTTCGACGGCGAGGCCCAGTAGCCGTACTGCGAATCCGTCCAGGCGAACAGGCCCGCCACCCACGCCGAGGCCGGTGCATCGATCGTCGCGCTGAGGATCGTGTCCCAGAACTGCACGCCCGGATCTGCCATAAACAGACGCTTGCTGCCGAACTCCTGGGCGTAGGCCAGCGCGGCCTCGTCGGTGGTGTTCGGGCCGTCGATGATGGCAATCGCGCGCAGCTTGGCGGCCAGTGCATCCATCGCGGTCGCCACCGCCTGAGTCGCCGAGTGTTTCGGCGCGATCAGCAGCTTGGGCTGCACGTTGTGTTTGCTCTTGCCATCGAGCAGCGCCTGAAGGCCGGTACGCTGACCACCCACCAGAACGCCGCCGATGATCGCCGAGGTTTGCAGGGCCGGGTCTTCCAGCTTCGGCACACCGACGGCGACGATCACCGCCTTGGTGCGCACGTAGATAGCCTGGGCGGCCTTGGTGATCGCCGAGTCAGCACCGAACGCCGCGATCGCCTCGCTCTCTCGGGTCAGCAGGATCAGCTCGCCGGCCTTGGCCGTGCCGCCGCCGAGAATGCCCGGGGTGAAGGTGTCGCACAGACCAATGATCGAGGACGACGGCAGCGAGATGGTGCGCGCACCGGTGTCTACCACCGTGGTCGTGATGCCGTGAAAGAAAGTCATTAGGCTCAATCTCCAGAAACGAAAAAGCCCCGCATGAGCGAGGCTGTTTTGGGTGTTCGCGTTACGCGTAACGGAAAAGAAAACGCCCCGTCAGTGCGGGGCGTTTATTGCAGCTCGACAGGCTCGGGCGGCGAGGAATCCGGCCAGCCTTCGGCCAGCATTTCTTCGCGGAAGGTTCCCGCAGCGATCAGATCGAGCAATGTTTTCTCTCGATCAAAGCAGGCTTGTACGTGGCCGCGTACAGCGTTGGAAATCTCCAAAATCTGCACAGCATCCAACTCGACGAAACCGGCGCCGGTTTTGAAGTTGCAACGATATGCAGAGTCAACCAACGCTGATACAGCCATGCCAGCGATCAGAGATTGACTGTCACGGGACGTATCAATCGGCAATCCAGCGACAACAACGCCGAGGCCTTCACGACGGTAGCGCTCGGCAGCGATCATCAAGCGAAGTTCATCTACCGACCAGCGCGCGGACTCCGGAGGGACGAATGACCACACATCGTCCTCTTGATGCGCCAGCCACCCTACCTTTGGCGCGATATCAGGCGGCACCTCGACCCATAAGAAGCTAGGGTGATACATCGTTGAAATATCACCGCTGGTTTCCGTCAGCTCAGCTACGGCACCGTCATAGATCCATGCGTAGGTTCTCATGCGTACTCCTCAATGAAGCAAACGCCTTTCCCGCCTTTGGCGCCGACTTTGGCTGCCGTGCTAGTTGTCGCGGAGATACCGCTCGCGCCCGCGCAGTAACCCGTACACGGATTGGCCGTCATATCCGTATAGCCAGAAGAACCGATGGGCGAGCTTCCTCCCAGCCCGGGAATAATTGATCCCGCTACCGACATGCCGCAGCCACCGGACATGCCTGCCATGCTCAGTACGCTTCCCCCTTCGGCTGCGGGGCCTGGCTTGCCGCCCGGCCAGAGTGCCGAAGTGCTGGTAGACACAGGGTTCCAAACTTGCGAAGGGCCACCACCAGGCGCAGTCAGCAAAGCGCCAAAGGACGTAGTTCCGCCCTTCGTGCCGTCTTGACCAATCAAGCCCGCCGCTCCGCCATCACCGATGGTCACCAACAACGATGCGCCCACCTGTGCAGCAGTAAACCAACCTTCGCCGTAACTTCCCGACGCGCCGCCACCCGAACAGGCTGTTTGCGTAGAAGTGGTAGCAAGCGTGCCCGAGCTACCGCCACCGCCACCGCCCGCACGAACACGCACGAATTTCATGCCAGGTGTCGGGATGTATTGGCGAGTATCGGTAATGACCTGCGTGCCGATGTAGCGCCCAGTACGGGCGGCCAATTCGGCGATGTCGATCGTTCCCTGGTTAACCGGTGTGTTCCAGGCCTTGATGCACCACATCACCGCCAAGTTGCGCCCACGGGTTTCAGTCGCCAACCGAGCGCCCATCACTCCCGTGGCCAGAATGCGACCATTTACTGGCCCGCCTTTACCGAAACTTACCGTAGGAAATTCGAAGGTGGTGATGTTGCCATCTGTCGGCATGACTGAGCCGGTTCCCGGGGTTAAAACGGTGTGCCAATGTTCTTGCAGCGCGTCACTCTGCAAGCTCCCGATCTGACGCCCAGCATCCACACCACGCCCATGATCCCAGCCACGCAGGAATTCACCGCGCGTATCCGGCAATCGCGTGTAGCTTGCATCGTCACCGGCAATGTTGAATTTCTTGCTCAGGTGCGCGGCAAGGTGCGGATAGAGCGCGTCCGGAAACAGACTGCCATCCGCTTCCAGATAGCCAGGTGGAACCACGCCAGCCGGAAACGCGACTGTCGCACCCACCGGCAGCGCCGAGGCCTGGGCAATCATCGCCTCGATCTGCGTCTTGGTGTAGGTGTCGGTGATGCCGAACCCGGCCAAAGTCGTCGGGTTTTCCCCCGACACGAACACGCCGCGACTATTGAACGTGCATTTGGCGTAGGTGCCGGCGGGCTTGTTGGGTGGCAACAGGCCGGTGAACAGATCGTCGACATAGCCCCGTGTGGCCAGCACCACGGACGGATCGATCTTCAACTGAATGTTCGACGTACCACTGGTGATGATGTGCATCCGCACCACCTGATTACGCCCCGAGCCCTGCGCCAATAACGGCTTGTAGCTCGGTGCCGCGTTGGCCACCGCGCAAAACACGCCGTCCTTGTCTTCCAGAGCCAGCTCGCGGATCCACCAGCCACCCACCTCCGGCGGCAGTACCAGCTCGGCGATCAGGACATTGGCGTCCGTCGGTGACACCCGCAACTGATTGAGCTGTGCGCGGTAGACCTGATTGACCAGCTTGGTCTGCGAGGGGCTGGGCACGGGATCGGTGCCGTTCGCATCACCGATCAGCATGTAGCGCGGCTCCCACGGGATGCCCAGCGAGTCGCAGTTGGTTTTCTTGGCAGCGCCCAGCGCCGTCAGCATGCCGCCAAAAATAGAGTTCTTATCAACCATTGGGGTACACGTCCAATTCGTCGAGGGTGTATTCGCTGACGCCGTGACTACCTTGAACCACCACGTCAATGTCTGGATTGCTCCAGGGGTAAACATCAATCTCGTCGCCGTCGTACACCGCGAACCCGACGAATTCGTCAAGGCGGGTTTCCAACGTGATATCGAGGCCGACCATGTGCCGCGAAACCGGCTTGGCGTCATCGATCAGGCGGGTCAGCTCCTGGTACATCTCCTCAGAAATGCCGGCGTCCTGGACGCCGACCTTCAGCGAGAACGTGCCGGGCACGCCCTGGGGCACCATGTCGAACCATTCGAGGATTTCGATCAGGTAGCCCAGCGGCTCAACCACCCGACGCAACGCGCCCCGGGTGCCCTTGTGCTTGTGGATGTAGAAAGACGCCTTGATGGCCGCCCGCTTGACCGACTCCGACCACCGGTAATCCCAGCGATCGACCGACCACGCCCAGGCCAGATACGGCAACAGGTGAACCGGACAGGTGTCCGGGTTGTACAACGTGCGCAACGGCACAATGGTGCGCTCGTAGAAAGCCGCCTCAATGGCCCGTTCCAGTTGGGTGCTATTGCTCGGCAGCAGGCTTCTCATGTCGCCCCCGCCATCGTCACCGTGTAGCCCGCGCAGAACGCCGCCTGCGCCTCGGTCGGTTTCAGGTCGAGCCACCCGGGCAACTCGACTCGGGAAACGCCGGCAACGTGCAATTGGGCATCCACCGCCGAGCGGGCCACCTCAACCCCCAGCCGCTTGCGTGGGTTGATCCAGGCCGCCAGACGGCGCTTGGCTTCGACCAGACTGGCGTCCGTTTCCGGACCGCTGCCGACCATGTGCAGGACGGCGTTAATCTGGTAGTCGAGGATTTCCGCGCTTTGCACCTTGACCCGGTCAGTCAGTGGTCGCACGTCCTCCTCGTTCAGCTTCTCCCGCACGATGGCCAGCAACTCAGGACTGGCCACGCCGCGCCCATCGCCCTCCAGGCTCAGCACCGTTACCGTAACGTCGCACGGCGCCGGCGATTCCGCCGAAGCATCCGCCACCAGCCCCGAGGCGTTACGCGTGTGCAGGATGTAGCTGTTACGCGGCCCGGCCGTGGTCAGGCCCTCATAGGCCAACTGGATGCGCTCGCGCAGGGCATCGTGTTCTTCCATGACCTTGGGCACCGGCGGCACCGCCGTCAGATCCTCGGCCTGAATCACCAGGCGCTCCAGATTGACATTGGCCGCAAGCTGGTCGAGGTCCGTACCGGTTGCGTAGGCCAACAGCAGCGCCTTGGCGCCATCATTGACCCGGGCCCGGTTGCCCATCTTCTGATAGGCCGCCACTTCCAACTGCATGACCACCGGATCGCTCTCCAGGTTGGCTGTCCAGTTGTCTCCCATGCCCGCCCGAAAGACGCTCAAGCCCTCTTGAAAAGTGACTTCGAAGTCCAGCGGCTCCAAGACATCCGGCGCCGGCAGCGCCGACAGATCCACAATACTCATGCGCTCACCTCGCCCGTGAAGCTATCGCCTTCGTATTCGCCGGCAATGGTGAAATTGATTTTCCCGCCCAGCACCGACACCACGCGCACGCTCTTGAGCTTTACCCGGGGCTCCCAACGCTCGATCACGCGCGCGGCCTCGGCCTGCACCGCGCTTTTCCAGCCTTCGTTAACCGGCAAGTCCACGTAACTGCGCAATTTGCTGCCGAACTCCGGGCGCTCACGGCGCGAGCCCAGCGGCGTGCTAAGAATCACCTGCAGGGACTGGAGCAGGTGCTGGATGCCGGAGATGGGTTGCCCGGTGTGGCGATCCATTCCGATCATTCAGGGTTACTCCAGGGCGACGAATTCGGTGTTGCCTTGCAGGAAGGCCAACGCCTGCGCGTCGTCGGCCTCCACCTCGACCGTGGTCTTGACCACCGCCAGCGTGCGCTCAGTGCCAGGAATGCACAGGGTGCGCGAGGTGAAAACGGTGTCGCGAAACTTCAACAGATTTGCCGCCGGCGATTGATCGCCCTCGGGTTTAGCGGTTGCTTTGGCCATGGGTTTCTCCGGGCACAAAAAAGCCCGCACGCAGCGGGCTGAATGGGTTGATGTGATTAATGGTTGTGGTGGTTGTCGCTCTTGCCGGCGGCCATGATGTTGCCGGTGGCGTCGATGCTGCCCGTTACGCGTAACGGCCCGTCGATATTGACCGGACCCTTGATGTTCACAGTGCCCTCAAGGTCGATCGTTCCCGACTTCACCCGCACCAGGTCATCCGTCACCACCACCTCCGACGCGCCGACCTTGATGGTCACCGTGCCGGTGGGCAGCGTGATGGTGTAGCTATGGGCCTGCCAGTCGTAGACCAGCCGCGCACCGTCGTCGAAATCCCAGACTTCGACGTGGTCGCGGTTGTCCGGCTGGGCGCCGGCATTGCCATACAGACCCGGAACGAAGGTGCCCATGCCCGCTTGACCGCTGGGGTTGAACAACACCCCTTGCTCGCAGAGGCTCGGCGCGCGCCAGTGGCGGGCCTTGCCGGCGGCGAGGCTGTGCCAGCGCACCCAGGTACTGGTCCACTCGCCGTTGGACACCTTCACCGCCGGCGCCGCCAGATCGACCCCGACCACCACACACGGCATCACCATGGCCGCGATCATGCGGTCATGTTCGGCCAGCGCCAGGGCGCTCACGGCAGATCCTCCGGCGGGAAGAACTCCGGCAGTTCGTCGTCATTGAAACCAAACATCAGCGTCCCCGGTGGCTCGTCCGGCCATGGCCATTCAAGCGTTCCGATTTCAAACGCCTGCGTCCATTGCACCGACCACATGACGAACTGCTCAAGGTCTTTTGGCGGCGCCTCTGGCTGCGCGTGGACATGCTCAGGTGGCCCCACGACAAACTCCAGATCCCAATACTGGAAGCGCAGCACCGCCATCATCTGCGCCGCCAGAATCGCCGCCTGCAACGACGCCTTGGGTCGCGTGGCATCGATCAGAATGCAGGACTGAAACCGGCCAATCAGCGCCGTCTGCCCCGTCGCCCGATCCTCGCCCAAGGTCAGATCCGTCAGACCGTACAACAGCGCCGGCACCTCGACTTCGTCGCCCAGTTCGGGAAACTCTTCGACGTGCAGGATCTTCGGCATCTGCGCCTTGATGGTCGCAGTAATCGCCTTATGTAATGTCGTCAGTTCGCTCACTGCTCACCCCCAACACCAGCTTGACCATGCCCGCACCGTCAGGCTCCGGACGGACGACCTTGTAACGGCCACCGCCCAGATGTTTCGGCAGATCGATGGTCAAGAAATCGCCTTTTTTGACATCCGGCACGTCGACCGCTCGCACGGTCAGACCGGGCTCCAGCACCGCGTCGGCATTGATCGCCGCCCCCAGCTTCATGGCACCACTCTTGCCGCCGAGGTCGGCACCAACAAAGGGCGAGACAAAATCGCCGTACACCGTGCGGCCATCGGCCAGAATCGCCGGATCGCCAAGACGCGCCACCAGCAGCGCGTCGGTGCGATCGGCCAAAGCCCGAAACCGATCAACCGGCATTACTGAACAATCAGCACGTTGGCATAACCGCCAACCGCATCGGATGTCAGCTTGCCGTAAGGTGCCGAGTCAGTCGTTCCGGCGGGCACCAGGGCACCGGCCTTGACGCTGGCCTTCATACCGGCCTTCAGCGCCGCATCCGCCGGCACGCTCCACTCGCCACTGGTGCGATACACAATGATGGTGCCCTTGGGGCCGCTGCTCATGGGCATCACGGCCAGATCGTTGATCACCTGCGGAATACCGGCGGCAGATCCACCGGTAGGGGCCGGCAGGATGACGGTGTCGCCAGTGCTTACATAGTTCGTGGCCATAGCCAGTTTTCTCCTGTCCAGAAACAACAAACCCCGCTCATGGCGGGGCTTTTGGGTGGGGGCGCCTTTAAGCGCCGGTGGACTTGTTCAGGCCGCGCGCGTCAAGCGCGGAGACACCGGCGTCGATCCGCACCTTGGTGGCGATACCGTCGCTGGTGAAGCCTTCCATCTGGTCGATGTAAGGGGTATCCACGCCGTCCAGATACGCCACTTCGATGGTGTCGCTGTCTTTCTTCGCGGCCAGATACCAGGCCGTCGACGAGTTGTCATCCAGACGCGGCTCGCCGATCACCTGGGCGAAGTTCTGGATCGGGTTGACCACGCCGGCGTTGACCTGAGCAGTCGGCACCGACGTCGAGCGGATCAACTGATTGGCCTGATCTTCCAGTGCGACCGGGCACAGCAGGAACGCGGGACGCACGTTCAAGGTGCGGGCCTTCTCGCCCTCTTTTGCCGGTTTGCCCTTCTGCAAGGCCATGGCGGTTTTCGCCGCGCTCATGGCTGGAATCGAGAGCTTCGACTCGGCGCCGGTAAACAGGTTATTGCGCGAGGCGTCGAACAGCGGTTTGCCGTTCTTCATCTTGCCGTTGTTGATCAGGGTGTCGTACACCAGATCACCGATGGTCGCGCGGGCAGCGGCGCCCATCAGGCGCGGAACGGCGCTCAGCGCGTCGAGGTCGTCGTTGATGATCGCTTGACGGTTGATGCTGAAAATTTCGCCGTAGGTCGCCAGACGGATCGTTTCGCCCGTGTCGCCGAGGGTGATGTACTTGTATTCAGCACCTGGGCGAACTTCACGCAGGGTCGACATCTGACCGAGGCCGACACGGTTGGCCACCTTGAAGTCGCTCAAGCGGCCTTGGCGCGTCCACAGGTGATAGGTTTCCTCGGCATCTTCCCAGCCGGCCAGCAACGAACGGTGCGAGGCATCGAGCAGGATGTTGCCGAAGTCGCTGGCATCGTGGGTAAACGCCAGACCGACCATGTCCATCGGGCGCAGGCTTGCCACGCCGATGTTGCGATCGGCCAGAGACGCCCGAGCCAGTTCGCGCAAGGTCATGTGGTTGTAAGCGTTGTCCGCTTGGTTGTCTTCCAGTTGCAGGCGACCGTACAGCGAGGCGCGCACGGAATCACCGACCAGATTGCCGTTGGTGATATGGCCCTGATGCCGAGTGCTGTTGGTCGGGGTGGTCTGCGCACCGATGGCAGCCAGCAGCTTGGCATTGGCGCTTTCCACGGTGCAGGACAGATCATTCAGGCAGGTATTAAGTAGATCGTCATGCACACCGCCGGCCGCGAACGGGGCAAAGGCCGCATTGATCGCAGTGCGGCGTGCCGCTTCGGCCACGGCGCCCTGCGCCATGATCTGGTCAGGGGTCAGCGCGTTTGGCGCTGGTGGCTGGTTTGGCGCCGGCGGAGTCACCGAGGCACGCGGGTCGAACAGGTTTTTGAGAGCTGCTGGCATTTTCTGGAAGTCCTGCATACGTTGTGAATTGATTTTGGCGAAGGTGTCCAACGACTCGACCAGCTCGTCAGCGAAACCCCGCTCGACCGCCTCGGCGCCAGTCATCCAGGTTTCGGCCGCGAGCAAGGCCTTGACCTCGTCCACCGACAAACCGGTCTTGCCGGTGTAGGCCGCCACCAGTGAGTCCTCGACCTGATCGAGCAGGTCGGCATAACGGCGCATTTCCTCGGCGTCACCGCCCTGAATGCCCCATGGCTTGTGCACCATGATCATCGCGTTGGACGGGATGCGGATCACGTCCGAGGCCATCAGCACCACACTGCCCATCGACGCGGCCAGACCATCGACCGTGCCTTCCACCCGGGCCGGGTGGTTCTTCAGCAGGTTGTAAATCGCCATGCCTTCGAACACGTCCCCGCCGGGGGAATGAACGTGAAGGTTGATCTGTGACACGTCACCGAGGGCTTTCAAATCCCGGGCAAACTGCGCGGCTGAAATGCCCCACGCGCCGATATCGCCGTACAGCATCAGGTCAACGACACCACCAGAGGCGGCCGCACGGATCTGATACCAACTTTGCTCGCTGCTTGGCTCAGCCTTGGCTTGGGTCGAGCCCCGTGGCCGCATCAGCGGCTCGTTTCTTTTCGTCATCATTGGGCTGATTCTTCCCGTAGATTTTGTGGAAGTAGTCCGAGCTGAACACCAGCCCGGCCTCACGGTTCGCGGCCACCTCAGCGATGCGCGAAGCCTTGAGTTCTGAAGGGTTACGCTGCCGCGAGCGAGCCACCTCGGCCTCGTCGGCAAAGCCAGACTCAACCAGCAGGTTCCAGGCCGTGGCCTCATGCACCGGGTTGATCCACGGCATCACCGGACCTTGATAAACCGCGCCGTAAACCGAGCGCGGATCAACGTCCGGCGGCACCACCAACTGGCCGCTCATGATCGCCATGCGCAGCCACGCGCGATAAACCGGGCGGCACCAGTAGTCGATGAATTCGTGCTGCAGCAGGTCGTAACCCAACTGGCCCTCGACCAGCTCCTGACGCTGGGCCGAATAGGTGCCGTCGTAGCTGCGCGCCACGCTGGAAAACGTGCCCCGCGTACCGGCCGCTACCGCCTTGAGCTGGCTGTTGCGAAACCCCTCCAGAAAGGTGTTGGGCCGGTTGCTTTCGATCATCCCGACGTCTTCACCGGGCAACAGCGTGTCAACCACGATGCCCGGTGCGATCGGAAACGTGCGCTCGGCCCGGGTTTCGCCCGCCGGCGCCGGTACAAAGTCTTCCGGCGCCCCCTTCTTGATGTACATGGCCAACGCCGCACTGATGCGCGCCGCGACCCGTTCGCTTTCCTCGTAGTCCTTGACGTCGGCCAGCCGGGTAATCACCGCGTGCAGCAGCGGCTGCCCCCGGTTCTGACCGATGCGCTTGCGGTGTGCGATGTGAATCATCTGCTCGACCGGCACGCGCTTGGTCTTCTGCGCCAGATTGCCGCCCAAGTCGCCCGGGTGGGTCTTCAGCAGGTGATAGGCACGTACCCGGCGCCACGCGTTACGCTCGACGCCCTGAACGATGTCCTTGGACAGATCGGTGTACTCAATGGGCAGGTAATCCGGCTCCAGCAGCTCCAGGGCAAACGGGACGCCGTGCAGGTGGTCGTAACCGGCCACCTTGCCCATCAGCATCTGCGCCAAGGCCTCGCCATCGCGCAGCCAGGTGCGACACACCAGCCGCTCCATCTGCGGCCGACTCAGCTCGCCGGAGGTTTCCGGACTGAGCGACCACTCCCCCCACAACGCCTTGATTCGTGCGGCAAACACCGCATGCACCGTGCCGTCGTAGCCCATAGGGATCGGCTCGACCGCAATGCCGGCCCCACCCACCACCCGCTCTTCCAGACGGTCAAACAACCCGGTGACAAGGTCGTGGTCTTCGTCCAGTTTTCGCGACTGCTCGCGCATGGATTTCAGCGTGCGATTTAGCGAGGCGTTCGCACTGCCCCGTTGCTTTTTGGCCTTGTGCGTGCGCGAAACGTTGGCGGCTTCGAAAGCCATGATCACGTTGCGCGCTCGCAGGCGCTCGGCGACCACGCCCGGAAACAACGGGGCCAGTGCCTTATCCAGCAGGTTCATGCCACTCACTCGAACGACGCCAGGGAATAACCCGGACGCCTCCCGCCTTGTGCTGCCGCACGCTCCTGCGCCAGTCGGCGCTCCCACTCCTGCCGACCCTTGGTGATGGCCGGCAGATCCACCATTTCCACACGGCGGCCGTTGAACTGCACCACCTTGCCGGCCAGCACGTCCGCTTCGGCTTGCAGGTATTTTTCCACCATGTCCTGCGTACTTAAGACAGCCATGCGCTTGCTCCTGTATCAATCCAGCCGCCGGCGGCAGGCTGGTGGTCTGGTTGGGTCGGAACCGGCGCAGGCGCCGGACTCGGGTCAGGTGGTGAAGGCGGCGCAATCACCGGTGCCGCCGGCTCTGGCGGTTCGTCCGCGTCGTCGGGCTCTTCCAGATCGTCCGGCACTTCCAAAACGCCGGCTTCCGGGTTCTGGCGGGCCAGATACTCCAGATCGAGGCCGAACTTTTCCTGACTGATGCGCAGCGCCGCCAAGGCGTACACAAAGCAGTCGAGCGCCTCGTTGCGCCGCTTGCTGGCATCCCAGCGCAGCACACGGCGTCCTCGGGCCATGACCCACTTTTTGGTTTCACTGGTGAGCTGTTGCAGCTCGTCGCCGTCGCAGATCTGGTCGTCGGCTGGGAAATGCACCAGACCCGGCACCGGACGATTGCCGTCCGGCTGTAGCTTGAGGCGGTTGTAGATCACCTCTTTGGCGTTGTCCGTGCCCACTTCGGTCAAGTAGGTTTTGGACTTCTTTTCCTTGCGGCGCGGAAAGCTCGCAATCGGCTTGCCGTACACGCTGGCCCCGAAAATCGGGATTACCCAATGCACGCCATGTTTGCGACTTTCGGCCCGGACGTCGTCCGAGTGGTGGCCGCCGGAGTCCCAGCACCAACGCTCGACCCGCATCACCGCACCGTCGGCCCGGGTGAACATGCGGTGCAGCTCAAGCCCGACCTTGCGCTTGAGTACCGCACTGGATGGATCGCCGGTCAGAATCCGGCGATAAACCAACCATGATTCCTCGCCAGCCCCCCAAGCCCAAACCCGCAGCTCGTAACGGTCGTCCTGCGTGTCGATCCCACCCGTCAGCACGACGGCGCGCGCTGGCACCTCCGAGGCGTAGACCTCGCGCCGTGCGTGCAACAGCTCCCAATCGACCTTCTCGGTCAGATCCTCTTCCCACGGCTCGCCCAACGTCGTGTTGACGAACGTCTTCAGCTTGCCCCGATCCTTGCCGGCCTTGACCCGCTCGTCGGCGATCTTCACCCAGGTCGTAAACGTGGAATAGATCGTCCAGATATGGAACGTCAGACGGCGCGGGGTCGGAATCGGCGCGCCATCCGGGCCGAACCATTCCATGCTGTCGCGCGTCCACACGCCGGTTTTCTCGCAGATGTAGCGCCCGGCTGGTCCGGCCTCGATCATTTCGTGGTGTTCGAAGGCACAGCCGTTGCCGGACTCGCACAGATACCAGGCCTTGTCGACCTCGCCGCGCTCATCCTTCGACCACTTGAGGCCAAACGGCTCGTCCTTACCGCCCCACTTCAGCGTCTGTTCCGTGCCGCAATGCGGGCAGCGAATGTGAAAGCGCAGCAGGTAGGCCGATTCCTCGGCCGCTCGGGTGATCTGGCAGCTACCGGCCAGCTTCGGCGTAGAGCCGCGTATCGACTTCGGAAAGGTCGCGCCCTCCAGACGCTTGTCCCCGAGGAAGGTCGGCGAACCTTCGTGGTTGATATCCGCGTCGAAGCTCGACAGCTCGTCATAGCCGACTTCGTCCGGGCTTTTCTCCCGGTAGTTGCCCGCCGCTTTACCGCCCAACCACCACAACACCTTGCGGTTTTCGAAGGTCTTTTGGTCTTCGGTGTTGTCCTTGTGTTTCTTGCCGAACCAGGGCGCCATGGCTCTGATCAGGGGCACGTCGCGGATCATCGGGTCGACGTGCTTTTTCATGATGCCCTTGGCGTCGTCGTCCGTCGGGCTCCACATGCAAATGCTGCGTTTCTTGTGCCTGAGCTTGTAGGCGATGTTCGCCATCAACATCTTGGTGTAACCGATCCGCGCTGACTTCGGCAGGTTCAGTTCGTGGATCAGGTCGTTACCCATGGCGTTCAGCAACGCCACTTGGAAAAACTCGGTCGTCCACTTCCCTTCCCCGTAGGACGATTCCGACGACATGTAGAAGTATTTGTCGGCCCACTCCACAGCGGTCATGGGCGGGTCGACTTCAAGGCTTTTCAGCCCCCTCCGGACAGCCTCAATCAGCGATGGCATCCAAGGTGGCGAGGTAGTCATTCAAAATTTCCGGTATGCGGTCAGCCAACCCAGCGGCAGCGTTACGCGTAACGGCGATTTCGCTTTCCACCGCCTCCAGATGCCGAGCGCTGATATCGGGGTGCTTGCGCTTGACGTTCTTGTGAACGGTGTTGAGGGTTGAAGCCAGTTGCGCAGACAGTTTTGCCAGCGCGAAAGTCATGAAAGGAACCGGTGCCACTTCCTTCTCACCGATTCGGTTTTTGCGGGCCTGGGCGTCGGCCTGTTCTTTCGTCAGACGCAGGCGCTCGCAATCGATCTTGTAGGCAATAAGCGGATCGACTTCCTCGGAGCCAGGTTGTTGTTTTCCTGTTTGATGTTGGAGCCGGTTATCCAGTACTGAACGGACGTCGTAAAACGACTCGCGACCAATCTTGGCGACGGCCTCCACGCCCCACTTATCGAAGGCTTGCGTCGTGATTCCCAGGCTTTCAGCCATACGGGATTTGTTCAGCCATTCAGGCTTACGAGTGATCGATGGATTAGCCATAACTACACAACAACCAACCTCTGAAAAAGAGTCATACGTAGTGAAGAGGCGGGGCCCGAATTACCCCCAATGGGGTGGGGTCCGGGAGTACCTTTCAGAAATGAGCCGGGGCCGCCTGTCAAGGGAAAATCTGCACGAAAACGAGAAATTTTCGACATTCTCAGGTCATCCCTGCGTACCCGAGTCGCGGGTATTGAAACCATCGGGCGGCCCGTTCAATGGGTCGTAGCAAGCCATGAGTTCACCGTCATCGTTGAAGTAAAGATTGATCAATCGTTCGGGGTTTGATGGAGTGCCGTCTCCGCGCATAGCGCTGACCCATATCAGCGAGACACGCGCAGCATTCGGAGTTAGGTGACAATCAATGGCCAAGGAAACCTCCCAAAAGATTCTTGCAGCGCTGGAAAAACTCGATGGCGTTTTAAGCCGACATGATCAGCCAGGTTCAAATAGCTCAGCACTCACTCAGGTCCGGTCTATCTGCATTGACCTAAAGGCCCACCACTCCTACATCGCAGAGAAGGCCGGTCGCATCTCACAGTTGGCAGGTATTTATTACAGCGAGCGCCAACACCTCAAATATCCCGGCGGCCATGAGTCGTTGATGGCGGAGATGAGCTATCAGCTGCCCGGTGTCATTCGCAGCCAATTGGCTCATCTGGAACGGCTGTCATCTGATGATGTGGGTGAGTACTGATCACCGCGCCGTTGCCATCGCCTCGGCGAATGCCTGGGCGAACTCGGTCGCGTGGTGCGCCTTCACTATGTTCTCGCCTATCTTGAAGAACGGGAAAATGGTGCGGTAACGCGGGGCCGACGCACTGAAGACGAACACCGGGCGAACCGCGTCGCCCATACCCATCGACTTACGCTCCCACACAGCACGAGTGCCATCGACCTCACCAGAGAAGAAGCGGTGAGCATTGCCCTTGGCTTTGCTTCGCTTGCTACCTGTGGCATTGGCTTGATAGCCCGATCGTGTCTCGGCAACGCCCAGACCAGAAAGGATCTTGGTCATCGTGCCGCGAGAGACGTTGCCGTATTGGTTCATGAACGGCGCTGTCGGCACGGCATATTCACTTGTCTGCATGATGCCGCGAGCAATGAGCGCTTTTTCGAAACGCTTGTGCGGACGCAGGCCGCCGCTGACAGCCTGCTGAAGGTAGGCATCTGCAGGGACGCCGGACGCCCAGGAATCTTTGAAATACACCTGGGCTGGCTTATTGCGCGTGGCTGCCTTCACAAACAGGCTGTTCAGAGTGGTGGGTGTCGGGCGATCAAGTCGCGCCTTCATCACCGGGATCATGCCCTTCTTGATCCGTTGGGCCAGGCGGGTAGCCGTAAGCATTTGCGCGAACGGCACCTGCCGCCGTTCGATGTCGTTCAGCTCCCACAGCACAGGTGCTGCATCCAATCCAAAGCCAACCTTGAACATCGCTGTGCCCTCCCCTCAGTGAACCATCACTTATCGTTCTGGTGGGTTCTGCGTCGATGGCTCGACACCCGCCTTCCTTGCCAAAAACTGGGTGTAAAGACCTCCTGCGACATCCGCGCCAATCACCGCAATGACGATGCCCAGACCTGCTGCAAGGTAAAGGTTGTTCCACAGCGCCATCGCAAGGAGAAGTGTGGCCATGCCCAACAAGCCGGATGCGAGAAAGCGTAAGGCGACTCGCTGCAGGATCTGCTGCAAGCCCAGGTCGCTACCTGATGCCCTCAACATCTCTCCTGACAGCCCTGCCATGCTCAGCAGGATCAGAAGCCAAAGGGGTACATCCGCGAGAGCTTGTTGCTCCGTGTTCATTTGTTGCCCTCAAATAGGTTCGACCTCCATGTCACCGTCATCCGCGAGAAGCAAAGAGCCGGGCATGGGGCCGAAAACGAAAAAGCCCCGGCAAATGCCGAGGCTTTGTAAATTAAAAATTTCGATTTTTATTCTTGCGCGGAGCCCGTGAGTTTCCGCCTGAAGTCACACATTAGGCCATCCCTGCGTCACCTCAGATTCGTATATGCCGCCCTTGGCTAGATGAATTAACCTACCGCGACAACGGATAACACTGACACCTACAAGAAATGGAGTTTTGCATGCGTAAGCTAATGATCTTGGCCCTCACGTGTTCGGCATGTCTTTCGGCTCAAGCTGCTCAATGGGCTCAGTACAACCCGCGAGCTTACATGCTCGTGCCCGCTGAAGACGAAAAAATGATGCTATTGGCGACCCTGAAGGGTGATGCGATCGCAATAAATCTCCTCGATGCTTCCGGCTCCGTTTGTGAAGAGTCGGAAACGAGCGACCTAACGCCTGCGGGCCCTTACAAGGTCAATGGCACAAACGTAAAATTCATCCAAGCGTGCTTGAATGGGAGCAGAGTGCTCGCGCCGGAGTCCTCCAAGGGGAAAGCATTTTTTTCAAACGCAATAACCAGCGGCCCGGCAACAATCGAGCTTGATCGCGGAGTAGTGCTCCACTTTGAAAGTGAAGACTTCGAATCGGTTAAGAAATCAATGCTAGAGACTAGATCGGCGCTTTGATCATCGACTAGCCTTCATGCCAAGCGAACGCTAGAGATCGGCCGGTGCCCCTTGCACGCTTCCGCCGAGTTTTTTCCAATCGCATAAAACAAAGAACCCCGCACACGGCGGGGTTTTGAATACCGTGCGTTTAACTCACTCGTTTGACGCTCCGCGAATCAAAATCATCTTTTACCGTTCTCACTATCGCCTCATAGACGGGAGCGAAGGCGCCTGTCTGAGCTTCACCAAGCGTGATAGATGCAGAATACTTTGTATGCCCGAGCAAGTTTAGGGTGTTGAAAGTGAATCTATTGGCATCGATAGAGAGGCGGATCTGCACGCTGTACTGCCACTCATAATCCGGGTTACCCGTTGGAAGAATCCTGAGGCGAACTGTGAAATTCAGCTCACCGACGCCATCCGGCTCGCAGTCATCTGTTTCCAACCCTCTCGGGTTGAACTCATCACCGGCCCCTACTCCAAGTCTTACTGCACCTGGTTCTTCAATACCCAGATATTTAGGGAGATGCGCTGCCAACTGAGTGGCGGCAGCCACCAGTTGCTCGCCTTGCTCGTCAACCGCTTGATCCCACTTGAGAATTTCATCTTGCAACTGTCGGTAAATCGTCATCACCTACTCCTTGTGGTGCAATAGCAAAGCGCCATGCTGACTGATGACGATACCAACAAAAAAGCCCGACGCAATGGCCGGGCTTTCTTTGTTGTGTCGCGCTTGAAAAGCTGAACACCGTGCCATGAAAACAGGAGCTTATCCGCGTGGAAAGACTTTTCTACGCAGCTTCGCGAATTCTCTCCAGCGCGCAGTCAACCCACGCAACCCCGGCCTTGATCAGCTCTCGGGCCTTGGCTTCGCCGATGCCCGCCGCACGGGCTATTCGCAGAGCAGGCCATTTGGCTCCGAAGTACAGCCAGATGAAGTCGCCCATTTGCGTGTCTCGATTGATCAGGCGAGCCACTGCACCGTCGATGACCAACGCCAGGTCATCGGTCAGGCTGTACTCCTTCACCCCTCCCGTACACGGGCTATTGTCTCGGATCAGCGCGTAGAGCGGCGACACATAGCTCGGTACACCCATGCTATCCATGCGCCAGAACCCCCACTGTTCCAGCATCCACTCGGTGTCGCCCAGAGCCTTCCCCACGTACGTTCTTTTTTTCATGCTGCCTTCCTCGGGTTTGGCTCATCCATGCCGAACAGCTCCCGCAGCAGCTTGTCAGCGATCTTGTTTTTTGCGTTGCCTTCAGTGATCCAGCGCCGGGCGAAGTCTTCAAATCCCAGGTTCACCCGGGATGCGTGCCAGTCAGCGACGATGTCCATGAAAGCGGCCGACGCGATCCGGCCATTGGGTCTGTCCAGCAGCAGACGGTTTCCCTGCTTCAGGAATTTGCACTCGACCACGGTCAGGCTCTTGCGCGGCAGTGCCGCAGTTACGTTGCTCATCGGGTTTTCCCTCTGTACTGACTGGCGAACGAGCGGCCCATTTCGACCTCCTCGTTACTCGGCTCGCGGTTGCCGGCGAAGTTGACGAATCGGGCGTACTGGCCCTGCTGCTGAACGAGACATGACCCGACCGGTGCGTGCCTGCACTTCGGCATGATCAGCTCGGTGACACCGTTCTGGCCCTCCTCCGAGTCGTTGTCGCGATGAACGAGGATGATGCAGTGGGCATCCGCCTCGATCTGTCCGGAGTCGCGCAGATCGGAGGCAATTGGCTTTTTGCCTGGGCGATTCGTCGAGTTGCGGTTCAGCTGCGCCAGCAGGATCACCGGCACCTCCAGCTCTTTGGCGATGTTGACGATACCGGTAGAGATCTTGCCCAGCTCCGAGGTGCGGTTGAACGACTTACCATCGGAGCCGATCAGGCCGATGTAATCGATCACCACCACGTCGAGGCCGTGAGTACGCTGCACCTGGCGGGCGATGCTGCGAATGCGCGCCACCGTCAGCCCGGACTTGTCACATACGAACAGCGGCACATCGAGGATCTTGCTCACGGCCGAGGTCAGCCGCGGCCAGTCATCGTCCTGCAGTTGCCCGTCATCGAGTTTGCGCAGGTCGATGCCGCCAATGGACGCGAGCGCGCGATTGCCCAGCTCCTCTTCGGGCATTTCCAGCGAGAACACCATGCCGACGCCAGCGCCGCTGCACGCAATGTGCTGTGCGATCTGCAGGCCGAGCGTAGTTTTACCACTGCCCGGCAGGCCGGCCACGATGGTGACGGTCTTCTTCCGCAGGCCGCGGATCAGTTTGTCCAGGTCCACCAGTCCGGTCGATAGACCAGATTGCAGGGTGCCGTTGAACTTGGAGTCGATGATGTCGATGTTGCGCGTCACCACCTCGTCCATGCGCTTGTAGTCCGGCTCTCCGGTTTGCAGGTCACGCAGATCCGCCATTGCTTGCTGCGCGCTGGCAATGATCTCGGCGACCGGCCGATTCTCGGTGGCCAGCTCGCGCACCGTGTCGGCAGCGTCGACCAGGCGGCGCAGTACCGCGCGTTCTGTCACCACCTTGGCGTAGGCCTTCCAGTTGGCGGTGCTGGGCGTGTTGCGCGCCAGCTCGGCGGCGTAAGCCATCGTTCGGGTGCCGCTCGGTAAGAACTCGGCGTAGTCATGCAACGTGACGGGGTCGACCGGGTTTCCACCTGCGTGACAGCCGACCATTGTCTGGAACAGTGCGGCGTTTTCTGGATCGTGAAAGTCCGCTACCTGCACCTGGCCGGTGATCGAGTCGAACAAATTGGAATCCAGCAGCATGGAACCCAGCAGTGCGTGTTCAGCCTCATCGCTGAACAGTTCGCGATACTCACTCATGCCGTGGCCCTCATCGAGGACCAGCTGAAACCGACGGCTTGACCACCGTTCTGGCGCAGGCGATCGAGCGCGCGATCACCGATGAACTGGCCAAGAGTGCTGGCCGGCAGGTTCGACACCACCACGGTCGGGCGCACCAGCTGGTACCGACGATCAATGACTTCGTGCAGCAGGCCCAGCTCGTACTCGCTGCCCTTCTGCGCGCCGATTTCGTCGATCACCAGCAGATCCAGAGCGGCGAGTTCGTTGATCACATCGCGCTCGGTGTATTCGGCGCCGCGCACCATCGCACCCTTGGCGATGCGGATGATTTCCGCCGCCGAGACGATGTGCGCCAACGCTCCGAATTTCCTGATCACCTGCTGGACGATGCCGCTGGCCAAGTGAGTTTTGCCGGTGCCAACGTTGCCGGTCAGCAAAAGCCCACGGCCGGCGCGATAGTTCTCCTCGAACTGGTCGGCATATGTCTGGCATACGATCAGCGCCGAAGTCATGTCTGCGGTGCTGGTCCGGTAGTTGTCGAGCGTGCATTCGACGAAGCGTGGAGTGATGCCCGAGCCGATCAGCAGCTCGTTCAGCGCCGTAGCCTTGCGGCGGGCCAGCGCCTGCGTGTGGGCCTCGCTGCGGGTGTCGGCGGTGTTCATCGCCTCCCACTGGCACCGGCGGCAGGTGCGCACCAGATACGAGCCGTCGAACTGCTCGACTTCGGCGCCGTCGACCATGCCGTGTACGGGGCACTGGGCCTCGAAGAAACGAACATCCGGCACGCGGCAGAAGTTAGAAATTGGTTTGGCCATGTGGCACCTCCGGATAAGCGTTTGGTTCGTGTTGCGGCAAGTTGGTGAACGTCGAGGCCTTCCCAGTCACTGGCTTGAGTTCGTCATGCCAGCGCTCACCGTTGAGCCAGGTCGCGGCATTCGGGATGTAACGCCCACCATCCTTCGTCCAGTCCTCGGAAATGCAGTGGCTGCCCAAAACAGTGATCAGGGTCTGGCGTAGTTCCTCGTTCGGCTTCAGCTTCGCCCAGGCCTTGGCGGCGTCCTTGCGAGACTTCTTCTTCGGGTACAGCTTCCAAAACTGGTCGAAGCCTTCCATCGAGTCAGTGCCCATAGATTTAGGTTCATTGTCTGGTTCAGAAGAGTGACTGGTTCTGGTGCTTTCTGGGCCTACACCCCCTGTAGGCTGTGGGCCTACACCTGTGCTTTCTGAGCCTATAGGGGTGCTTTTTTGGCCTACAGCCCAAAGATTCAGAAAGTACAGGTTCGTTGAGTTACCTTTCGGGCCTTCACGGTTCTCGATACGCAGGAAACCCTGGGCCTCAAGCTGCTTGATGTGTTTGCGCACCGTGCTCCGGTCGATCTCGCACTGGTCAGCGATGTGCTGGTAGGACGGCCAGCACTCCCCGATATCGCTGGCGTTGTCGGCCAACTTGATCAGCACCAGCTTGCGCAGCGGGTTTCCCACCTTGGCTTCCAAAGCCTTGACCATCAAATTCATGCTCATGGTCAGATCTCCAGCTCGGCGCAGACGCGGCGAATGAAGGCGTCGTAGGTCTCGCTCATTACCAGCCCTTGATCCTCAAGCGCCTGACGGTAGGCCTTGGCGCTTGAGTACATGACCCAGCGATCACGCTCTGGCAGTCCCTTGAATTGGCTGTAGCTCGGCCACGGGCCGGCGATCACCGATACCGGACCTTTCTCGGCGGTTGTGGTTTGCGGGAGTCGATTCATTGCAGCGTCTCCTGCTTGGCCTGAACGACCTGGGCGCCAGCAAACGGAGAGTCGGCGCCGAACAAATCAGGCAGATCCCCTTCTGGCGCTGTCTTGATCCAATCGACCATGGCCAGGAAGCAGGCCTCGAACAGCGGGCCACCTTCGCCCCATGCCTCAAACTTCGGGCTGACGCTGTTCTCTAGGCGAGCGACATAGATCAAGCCTGCCAGGCTTTGCTCCTCCTTGCTCGCCGCCTCCCTGTGAACAGGATTGATGCTGAGCAAGTCGCACAGCCCGACAAAGCCGATGGCTTCAAAAGCGCCCTCGGTATCCTTGATCAGGTTGTAGCCAAACCCTACGAGCCCCTGCTTGATGACTTTGAGCTCTTCGTCGCGGTGGCTTTTGGACTTCTGCATCAGCATGTCCATCTGGCCTTGCGCGAAAGGAAGGTATGGTTTGAGCTTCCCGGCCTCTCGGCGAAAAATACGACGCTCGTCATGGATCTGGGCGCGATGCCTTAGGCTGTTCCGGATGACCCGTCGCATAAGAATCATCATGTCGCGCTGAGAGAGGTCTTTGCGGGCAATTTTGCCGATTTTCTGCGCTACTTCGAGGTTGATTGTGTTCACGTCCGATCCTCCAGCAGATCATGGTCGCGTTTTGCCCAAAGCTCCTGGATCTTGGCGAAGCCCTTTCCAGTTACACGGCAGGTAAATTTGGTTTTGCGCTCCCCCGTCTCTTCGTCCCTATAGGAGTGAGCGGAAGCAACGAGATAGCCGGCCTCGATCTTGGCCTGGTACGGCTGGTTGTAGCGGTCAACCCAGCGCTTCTGTTTGAGGAACTCGAACAGACGGTTCTGGCCAGTACCGATGGCCTGCGCCACCTCGCGAACGTAGTGAACGCCATGAGACACAACGACCTGGTCGTGGAACTCAACCTTGGGCGCGTCGGCAACAACCTTTTGCTCGAGCAGCAGGTTTTCGCTGGACAGCTCCTTGTTGTCAGCCGTGAGAGCCACGACTTTGCTGACGTTCTCCAGCAACAAGCTTTGCAGTACGGCCGGATCGCTGAGAGCAGCCATTACACTGGCCTGGTGGTTGGTCAGCTTCTGTTCCAGCTCGGTCATGTAATCGAACACTGCGGCCTGCAGGTCGTAGCTGTAGGACATGGCCATCAGGCACGACTCGCGCTTTGGGAAGCGGTAGCCGGGAGATTTCCGCGTAGCGCCGTTGCCCACGATCACATCGAACATGCAGGAAAAATTTCCGGCATGTTCGCCAAGAACCCTAGGCACCTTCTTGAGGAGGTCGGCGTGCTCTACCTTTGCAAACCCTTCCGAGGGGAATGCCTGACCAGCCACCTCAGCCTGCCCCTGGCGATGGCTGTTGATGAAGTCGACCAGCTCCAGACTGGTCATCGTGATGACGGCATCGCCGCCTTGGAATTTGGTAATGGTCATTGCGCGCCCCCCGACCCAAAGGCCAACCAATTGATGTCGACCTTGCAGGCTCGGGCGATCTCGGCGAGGTAAGAAGTGCGCTTGGTCTTGCCGCTTTCGATCTGGCTGATTGACGTCTGCTGGGCACCGATCAAACGGGCGAGATCTGCCTGACTGAGTGGTGTGGATTCGCGCGCCAGCAAAAGCCGTTCGGCCAGAGTGGTGTCAGGGCCTTCCGGAATCCGCGCCACGTTCTCGTATTGCGCATTTTGTGGCGCAGGTTCCGACTCGCCCAACTGCTTGAACTGGTCGATGGCGCTGTACACGCCTCCGAATCCGGTGTCGCTGAAGTATTTCGCCAGCTCGGCCAGGGCGCCCGCAGACTTTCCACAGTTGTGCAGATGATCGAGGTGGATTGCGCTGGCCAGCGCGCATTGCCATTCGAGCAGATCCTTGGCCGCGAGCAGTTGAAACTCAGCCTCTTGAGCCGCTTCTTGCATGGTTGGAAGTGGATTGTTCATTTGGCTGCTCCCTGATGCGGGATGTTCGCCAGCTTGTAAGCAGCGGCGGCGCCAGCGTCGGCCATGGACATCGACAGGAGCGCCAGCGAGTTGATCAACCAGCCCGCGCTCATTGCGAGATCGTCGGTGAGTTCGTTGTGGTTCGCAGCGTGGGCGATCAGCTCACCGATGGCCGCGACGCCATGAAGGGTGCTGATCTGGAAATTGTCGTTGGTGTTTTCAATCGAGTTGAGATGCTCAACCTGATCGGGCGTGAGCTTCACGCCCTTGGTTGAGCAAGCCGGGAATTCGCGCTCAACATCAACAATCAGGTGTTTCCACATTGGAGCATTCATTGTGAAATCCCCCCTGTTTCCGCGCCTTTCTGAACAGACCAGACCAGCGCGCTGACCGTCTCCGCCAGAAACCCCAGAGCCGCCATGCCGTCGCAATACGCCATCTCGCCCATGTTCAGGCTGTCGTGCATGTGTTGGCAGATCTGTCCCAAGCCAGACGACAGGACCTTCGCGGTTTGGAGTGCATCCTCGGCGTTTACACCAGGCGCGACGCTGAGCATTTGAATGCCCCGGTTATCGATCGGCGTGTTGTAAAAACCCACAAGGGCTGTTAGCAGCTCTTGCGATACGATGGGGTTGGTGCTATTTTTTGGGTGCATGAAATCGTCCTCCAACAGACGAAGTAGTACGAAGACCCCTGCGAAGGGTCTGGTTAAGAAGCCCGCCTGCGAAGCGGGCTTTTTGTTGCCCGGAGAAAAGTCAGCCGGACAGCAAAAACTGGGAAGTCTCTCGGGGGCTCATGGGGCGACCTGCTGACCACTGTATGGAATACCAGCACCATCAGCGGACTGACGTTCGGTCGAGAGGTGCAGTACATTTGCGCTCAAGGTCGGCGACTGCTCTGGATAGAGATCTGGCCGGAGCTGCGAGCGTGAAATTCCAGACTCGGCCTCAATGCGAAGAACGTGCTTCCCAGGAACATGGCCAGTTGCGCACATGCGCTGAACGTTCTGTGGGGTGCAGCCCAGCTTTTTCGCCAAGTTCGTCTGACTCCCCAGTGCCCGTACGGCACTGGCCATTGCTTCGATACTCATATGAAATCCCAACGGATTTATGACATTGCCGCCGAGGTTACAGTCGACATTTGCCATTTACAAACGATATTTGCAATGCCGCCTACAAAAGGACGCTTGTAAGCTATGGACATGAGCACACCCACCATTGCACAAATCATCACTGAGGCACGCGAGCGTGCGGGCCTTAATCAGTCGGAGCTGGCGCGCCGCCTCGGCGTAACTCCGCAATCCGTACAAGCCTGGGAATCAGGGCGTGCGGTACCGCGCGCTGCCAAATTCCAAGCGATCGCACAGGTGCTAGGAGTTCGTGGCCACACTCTGCTGCAAGCGAGCGGAATGATGAGTGGCAAATCTGTTTCGGAGCTTCTCCGGATTTTAAGCGACGACGAGCCCCAGCCATCCGAAGGATCATTGCTCCAGGACATGCGCATTTGGGATGAAACCACTCCCCTCGATGACGACGAGATTTATGTTCCTCTTCTCCGAGAAGTAGAGCTCTCTGCCGGCTCAGGCAGATTCGCGATAGAAGAGGGGCCGACTTCCAAACTTCGCTTTTCAAAGCAGGATCTTCGTGCAAATGGCGTACAGTTTTCCGATGCCAAATGCGTATCCGTTAGCGGGAGCAGCATGCTTCCAGTATTGCGGGACGGATCTACCGTTGGGGTAAACGTCGGGAAAAACAGGCTTACAGACGTTGTAGATGGGGAAATGTACGCGATCAGCCACAATGGGCAGCTTCGAGTAAAACAGGTTTTCCGTCTGCCAACAGGTCTGCGTTTGCGCAGTTACAATCGAGACGACTATCCCGATGAAGACTATACATTCCAGCAACTGCAGGATGAGCAGGTAACTATCCTGGGGCATGTTTTTTGGTGGGGAATGTTTGCCTAACCAGTGATTGAAGGTCGCTTTCGCGGCCTTTTTCATCAACAAAATTACAAATATTATTTGCAATTACAAATTTCAGACTGTACTTTCACTCCATCGCATCCCGCATGGAGCTACCAGCATGAACGCAGCAACCACTATCACAGCCCACGGCCTGACCGGCTTCCTAGGTCGCGGCGCAGCTCAGCGAGAGCTTGAGTGCCTGCTGGAGGTTGCTGGTGGCTCTACCGGCAAAGAGGCTGCACAAGCTCTCGGAATGAGCGAAGACAGCGTGAAGAAGCGCTTGCTTTCTCTTACAACGAAACTTGGCGTAACCCGCCGCGCCGCTTTGGTTGCTGAAGCGTTTCGACTGGGCTTAATAGCCTTTACCGGAAACATGACTCCGGCACCTCATCAACATCACGAGCGGGATTCCCACGACGGCGTCTTCATCGCGTGATTAGCGGCGTGTGCCTGTGCGCGGGCGCAGTTCGGTGATCAGCGAGGCCTGACCCACCCCTGGAACGATTTTCGCGAAAGCCAACAACGCGGCCGGGATTCGCTCGGCCTGGAGATCCGCATGAGCACCAAACAATTTGATTCAAGGACGGCCGACAAGTTTGTCGCACGCCTGCCTGACGGCCTGCGCGCCGAGATCGAGGCAATTGCCAATGACAGCGACCGGAGCATGAACGCGGTGTTTGTTCAGGCGGTTCGACAGTACACAGACGGCCAGAAGCGTCAGCAGTTGTTGCTCGACTCCTTGGCAAATTCTGTCGCTTTAGCGTCGGCAGTTACCGACACGATGCTTATCGACGACCGCGTGCGGATGGCGGCCAACGCCCGGCGCTATGAGTGGCTGCGTGATCGGCAGATCATCCAAGACCATGACACCAACATTCTGGTGATGGCTGGCGACTCTTACTCCACCGGCGCTGAACTGGACAAGTGCATCGATGACGCAATGCGCCTCGAAGTGATGGAGGACGCCCCATGCGCCTGATGATCATCACCGCCCTGCTGCTGATCGCTGGGCATGCCTCCGCCGGCGAGCAGGTGCTGATCGACGTTCAACACGACAGCAAGCGCCAGGTGACTTGCTGGATCACCCCTCAGGGCGGAATCAGCTGTTTGCCCGATGGCTCGCTCCAACAGCAGTCCACCCCGTCAAGTGACGCGGGCCGGGCATCTCCAGCCGGTTCGGCGCATGAAATCACCTCGTTGGTGGCCACCCCGCTACCGCAGCTCGAGAGGTTCCAGCTATGAGCACCATCATTACGAATGGATCGACGATCACCCAGACGGCTGGAAATGAGTTCGCCAGTCTTGGCGCCCGCCTCGTCCGCTTCGGCCAAGCCCTGCAAGAGCCCAGCACCACCGTAAGCGAGCTGTCGAAGCTGGCCGGCGCCTGTGGTATCAAACTGAATCTGCGAGCAGTTGTTTCTTCGGAGATTTCTACCGATGACTGATAGAGCGCCCTTTTTCTCCGAATCCAGCGGCAATCTGTCGGGCCTGATAAATACCCCAATGAAGCGTAGTCGTGACGGTATCGGAAACTCCATCCAAATATGCTTCTTCGAAAATCGGCGAGCATGCCGAGTTGTAAACGCCAATAAACAGCTGTGGAATTCCTATTTTCGACAGCCTGGCCTGCACATCAATGATGATGCCGTTGGATGTGACTTCGTGATGATCCACGGTGGGCAAACGGCAGTCGGCCCACATCCAGTAAGCAGAACCGCGTTTCATTTCAAATCGCCTCCTTTTCCATCGAAGAGCATGCATGTTTCGTCGGTATTTGGTGTACCGCCGTATTTATCATCAGTCAATAAATTCTCAAAAATGATACACATTAAATTTTTGACTGTTTGGTTAAGGCTTGTTTCTGCGAAGTATGTCTCGCTGCGAGGTTCTCAGTGATGAATCAGAAGAGGATTCATCAAAATGAATTACCGGCCATCGGTCAGCCGTTCGCCGGCGGCTTCTTCGCTGGGCGCCCGTTCTTCGGTGGCGTGGAGCACGCACTCATCGACGCCGGCCGCGAGTTCGAACAGCCCGCGCAATGGTGGGACCGGGCAGGCCCGCGCCTGAATGTGCGCGGCAGCAAGTCCTACCACGACGGGCTGGCCAACACCCTGGCGATGGCCGAGGCCGGAAGTGCGATCGCACAGAAGGTGCTGACAATGGCGATCCGTGGTCACCGGGGGTGGCACATTCCGGCGATCGAGGAGTTGCAGCTTATGCGCGCCAATCTGCTGCAGCTGGAACCGTGGGGGAAACACTGGCCGGTCGATGGAGCTGGCGGGCCTGCCCAGGCCTTCGCGTTGCGCGAATACTGGTCCAGCACACAAAAGCCATCCGCCGGCAGCGCCTGGTGCCTTCACATGCTGCCCTGGTGCACGCCGGATACGAACTGGACGAGCAAGGAAAAGGCCGTCCGCCCGGTGCGCACCCTGCCGATCAAGGCCGGTGCCTTTGTTCATGCGCCGTCGACCGACGCGCCGCTGGCCGACACAGATCTGCGAGGTCTGGCCAATGAGGCGGCAGTTGCCAGCGTGATCGAGCGTTTCGTGAACGAAGATGCCGGGAAGTTCTACGGGCGCACCGATGCGCTGGTGGCCGAGCTGGCAGCAATTGCAGGAGGTCAGGTCCATGGCTAAGACAATCCTACGAGTGCGCGAAGGCTCGATCGCGTACTACCTGAACGAGTCATCGGTAGGCGCCAAGAACAGCGGCCGTCGATTCATCCTGAGCCGCACCAGCGATCACGGGAAAACGAAAGACGGTTGGATCAAGGTCAACTCGACGGAGCACCAGGTGCTGGTCGACGCGGAAGGCGATGTCGAGCGGTTCGCCGCCTGCGCCAGCCTGTTCGCAAGTAAGCCACATCGCCCGCACGTTGATCGGCATCACATCCGTGGGATGGCCGGCAAGTGGGAAGGCGTGGCATTTCCAGCTCGCGTGACGCATGGGCGTGACGCGACACAAAACGCAAATCAAGAAAACGTGTCGCGACACGTAGGAGGTGACTGATGGGGGCTGCTGAAAAATTGCCCGAAGAGGAAGGTCACGACAAAGTGACCGAGAAGCGGATGGCGGAACTGGTGGGCACCACAGCGAAGGCGCTGCAGCGCAAGAGAGAGCGGAAGATCATCCCGCAAGGCGTCTGGTCGAAGATCGACGGCCGGATCATGTACAGCAAACGGAGATACGACGAATGGATCGAAAGTCTGTGGACTTGCCAACAGGGGTTGAGTTTGTCGGTCCATCAATCCGAATTCGTTTCTCCTGGAACAAGAAGCGGTGCTGTGAAACGCTCCCCTTCCCTCAGACCGCGAAAGGAATCGCCGCAGCGGCAAACCTTCGTTCTCAGGTAAAGCAACTGGACAAGCTCGGCGCACTCACCCCGCAAAAGTACGCCGAGCTGTTCCCGGGCACTCGTAGCGCCGAAGTTCAGACCATGCCGATCTTCTTCGACTATGCCCAGGACTGGCTCGACAGCCTCCAGATCGTGGAAAGCACGCGCAAAAACTACCGGTCAACACTGCAAAATTACTGGGTTCCCTACCTCGCAGCCAAGCCAATGGACAAGATCACACCTGTGCTCTTGCGAAAGGTCGTCAACGACATCGAGTGGACCTCGGCCGTTCGGCGCAAGGATGCAATCAGGCTGATGACCACCATCTTCACCCAGGCCGTGCGTGACGAGCTGATTCACCGCAATCCGGCCAGTTCGATCCCGCCCACTCGCGTGACAAAACGCGACCTCGATCCGTTCTCACGCGACGAGGCTGACCTGATCATCGAAAAGCTGTACGAACTGACGAGCGGCCTACAACAGATTTACGCGATCTTTTTCGAGTTCTCGTTCTACACCGGCATGCGTCCGGGAGAGGCAATGGCACTGCGCTGGGAAGAGATCGACATGCGCAAGAAGACTGCCAAAGTTTGCCGCATTCGCATCTATGGAAAGATCCAGGAGCGAACTAAGACGAAGAGATCCCGCGAAGTTTTATTGAACGATCGCGCAATCAAGGCGCTCGAAAAAGCCAGGCCACTCACAGCGGCGCGTTCGGATTATGTGTTCGCGCCAGAAGGATCGGGAGATAAATCAGAGTTGTATATCCGATCCGAGACTGGCCCAAAACGCTACTGGTTGAGCGCGCTGCGAAAGTTAGGTATTCGGCATCGCAGGATGTATGACACGCGCCACACGTACGCAACGATGTGTTTGATGTCGGGGATGAATCCAGCGTTCATTGCCGCACAGCTTGGACACAGCGTTCAGATATTGCTTTCCACCTATGCCAAGTGGATCAACTCGCCGAACGACTGGGCGGAGCTTGAGAAGCTGGATCGATTGGAAAGTGGTACAAAAACGGTACGGGAAAATCACCAGTAG